GGAGGAACAGCGTTTCGTAGTCAAAGCAGCAGGCGAAGAACGCGAGGTGACCCTCCAAGAACTGATCGAAGGCTACCAAAAGGGTACGGATTACCACAAAAAGACTAATCAGCTTGCCGAGCAGCGGAAGGCAGTAGAGGCAGAAAAGACCGCAATCGAGCAAGCAAAGCAGGCGAGAGATGCGTACTCGCAGCGTTTGCAGGCAATGGATAACTTCCTGAGCCAACAAATGCGTGGCGAGGATATTGAGAGCTTGAAGGAAACCGATCCCATTGCTTACGCAGTGAAGGTCGCAGAACGAACCCAGCAGGAAAAGCAGGTCCAGCAGATTCGTGCAGAGCAGCAACGCATTGCTAGAGAGCAACAGGCAGAGCGCGAGGCACACCTGGAGAAGCATCTTGTTGAGGAGGCTAAGAGGGTTGCAGAAGCAATTCCTGACTATGCCCATCCTGAGAAGGGTGAGAAGGTTCGGTCTGAACTTCGTAGCTTTGCAAAGTCAATCGGGTATTCAGATACCGAGTTGGCTAACGCAACGGACTCTCGTGCTGTATTGACGTTGTGGATGGCAAGCCAGTACCAGAAGTTGCAGAAGGCAAAGCCTGGTGTAACCAAGAAGGTTACCGAGGCTCCCAAGATGCTAAGGGCTGGGAACGCAACAGGTAAGACCATAGCCACAGAGGCTGCAAAACAGGACTTTGCGCGGCTAAAGAAGACGGGATCTCGTCAAGACGCTGCCAGAGTATTTGAACGATTTTTATGATTTAGGAGATTGAAATGGCTGTCCCTTCAGGTACATACCAAACCTTCACGGCTGTCGGTCAGCGTGAGGACTTGACTGATGTTATCTACAACATCAGCCCCACAGAAACCCCTATCCTTTCGTCACTTGCTCGCACGAAGGCAACCGCTGTTTACCACGAGTGGCAGACGGATACTCTCGCAGCGGCAACCACCAACAACGCACAGGTTGAAGGTGATGACGCTACGGCTGCAACGCTTTCGCCCACAACCCGTCTCGGTAACTATACCCAGATCGTTGCTAAGACGATCCAGGTTTCCGGCACGATGATGGCTGTTGATCTTGCAGGTCGCCGCGCAGAGAAGGCTTATCAGCTCTCGAAGGCTTCGCAGGAACTCAAGCGTGACCAAGAGACGATCATTGCTGCTAACCAGGGCCGTTCTGCTGGTGGCGCATCGACCGCTCGTAAGATGGGTTCGTTGCTTTCTTGGCTCAAGACCAACTCGAACTACAACACCTCGGACGGTGCTAACCCCACCACCATCGGTGTTTCGACCCGTTCGGACGGTACAACCCGTACCTTTACCGAGGCAATCCTTAAGGATGGCGTTCAGCAGGTTTACACCTCTGGCGGCAGCCCCAAGATCCTCGTTGTTGGTCCTGCACTGAAGCAGACTGTATCTACCTTTGCTGGTATCGCAGCACAGCGTTACATGGCTCCTTCGGATGCTCCTACGACCATCATCGGCGCGGCTGACGTTTATCTCAGCGACTTCGGTTCGATCTCTGTTGTACCTGATCGTTTCGTTCGTAGCCGTGATGCGTTCATCCTTGACCCTGAGTACGCAGCGATTGGTTACCTGCGTCCGTTCCAGACGAACGAACTTGCAAAAACTGGTGACTCTGAAAAGACCCAGATCCTTGCTGAGTTCACGATGGAAATGCGTAACGAAGCAGCCCACGGTATCCTCGCGGATCTGAAGTCTGCTTAAGTTATAAACTGTGGTAAAAAGAAGGGAGGCGTAACAACCTCCCTTTTTTTATGAGCACAAAGACAACATTTCACGCTACCGACGATCAGTTTGTGTTCCAGAGGACACAAGAGATAACGGACATCGTCGAGCAGAACAAGGCCCTGTACAACGCGACAGACGAGCGTGAGCGATGGGGAGAGTGGACGCGCTACGCACAACTTCCCTTTGTTGTGGTTGATGACCTAAACGCCAAGGGCATCATGCGTGGGTTTGCGGTAATTGACGAGAAAAGATTCAGGGCGTGGATGAACGACCCAGAAAACAGACACTTCAGGACGAGGCCAGGAAAAGTATGAAAGTAGCTTTGTGTGTACCTTGTCGGGACACGATGATGACCGGCACATCTTTTGACATGGCTCGATTGGCTGCTTATGACGGTGCTAATCGGGTCGGCAAACACGGTGGTGCTTTATTGCTCTACACAGCGCCAGGCACGCTGATCTTCTCTCAACGCGAGTCTCTAGCGAAAGAAGCGCTGGCAGACGGTGCGGAATACATTCTCTGGGTTGACTCGGATATGAGGTTCCCCAAGAACACCTTGGAGCGTCTGTTAGCTCACGGCAAACAGATCGTCGGGGTTAACGCAGTCACGAGACGAAAGCCCGTTTTACCTACGGCGATTAACTTCCATCAAGACAAGGAAATCTTTGAGAAGATTGAGAGCAGAGGCAAGAAGGGTATCGAGGCTGTCACTGCTGTAGGTTTCGGGGTTGTGCTAACCCATAAATCTGTGTTTGAGGCTATGCCCCAACCTTGGTTTGATGTAGTATGGGGGGCGGGTGGTCTAATTGGCGAAGATGTGCATTTCTGTGTAAAAGCCCTAGATCACGGTATTCAGACGTTCGTGGATCACGAATTGAGTCTTGAGATAGGACACATCGGGACGTACGAATATCGATGGAGCGATGTCGAATATGGCCCTAAGCACTTACAGCGAACTACAAACGACGATAGCTAATTATCTCAGTAGAGATGATCTTACTACCGCGATCCCTGACTTCATCCAACTCGCGGAAATACGCCTACGCAGAGATCTACGCCTGCGCCAGATGCTTACCCAAACATCGGTCACGGCGACTGGTGGTGGCGCAACAATTAACCTCCCTACTGACTTTCTGCAAGCGCGGGATGTGTACGTTGATTCTGATCCCGACTTCCCGATCACGTTCGCAACGCCGAGTATCTTCATCAGGAACGGCAGGACGAACGAGAGTGGTGTACCAGCTTTCTACACGATCCTCGGTTCGACCATTCAGCTTGCGCCAATTCCTGACAGCAATTACACGATTAAGATCCTCTACTACGCAGCGCCTGCTTTTCTCTCGACTTCCAACACAACAAACCTCTTCCTAACGACTTGTCCTGATGCGCTCTTGTACGGTGCTTTAGGAGAGGCTGAACCTTATCTCATGAATGACCCTCGGTTGCAGACCTGGGGTGTTTTGTATGATCGTGCGATCACTGCGCTTACGAGATCCGACGAGGAGAGCCAGTATTCGGGCGTTCCTCTTGCGATGGCGCTTGCTAAACGATGAGAGTTAACTTTGGTGAGTGGTTACCCGATCAGCCAGGCGTGGCTGGTGCGCTCGTGGATGCTAAGAACGTCATTCCGCAACAAGTAGGATACGGACCGCTTCCTGCTCCTGCTGAGTGGTCTAACGCAGCATCAGAAACGCTTAACTCGGTTGTTGCTGCTGCTGCACCTAGTGAAGCAGTTACGGTCTTTGCTGGCGGTGATACGAAGTTGTTCAAGCTCGGCACGAACTTAGCCCTGTCTGATGTATCAAAGTCTGGCGGTTATACAACCCCATCGGATCAGAAGTGGCGGTTTACCCAATTCGGCAACCGAGTGATCGCAGCTAACGGTGGTGACAGGCTCCAGGGCTACCTCATGGGCTCATCGACGCTCTTTGCAGACCTTGGTGCTGCTGCGCCTAAGTCTCGGTACGTCACTACAGTCAGGGACTTTGTGGTTGCAGGCTTTAACAACGGAGCAACGATTTACCCTAACCGCGTTGAGTGGTGCGCGTTGGGCGACGAAACCGATTGGACCCCATCCGCTCTCACACAGTCTGACTACCAGGACATTCCTGACGGTGGGCATGTGAAGGGGTTGACGGGTGGTGAGTATGGATTGGTGTACATGGATCGTGCGGTTGTCCGTATGTCCTACGTTGGAAGCCCTCTTGTATTCCAGTTTGACACGATCTCTAGGGGCTTAGGTTGTATGGAGCCCAACTCGATCATCCAGTATGGCGGCATGTCGTTCTTTTTGTCTGATGACGGGTTTTATCGCTGCAATGGTCAGGCAGTCGAGTCTATTTCTGTCGAGAAGGTAGACAGGTGGTTCTTCAACAACGTGGATATATCGCAGTTATCCACAATGAGCGCTGCGATTGACCCGCTGAAAAACCTTGTTATCTGGTGCTTTAAGACGACAAGTCAATCAACCAACGTCCTGATCTACAACTTCAACCTTAACAAGTGGTCTTATGGTGAGGTGAATGTAGACACGATCTCATCTTCGACTGCTATCACAACAACCTCTTCGTCTGGCCTGACCTTGGAGCAATTAGATGCTTACGGAAGCATTGATTCGCTTCCTGCAAGCCTTGATTCCTTTGGGTATACGGTTACATCCAACCTGCTTACGGGTACGCTAGGCGCGAAGATTGTGGCCTTTTCTGGGTCGGCATTAACGGCAAACATCATTACACCTGATTTGTCGCTCAACGATACACCTAGCGTAGTGACGCTAGTAAGGCCCGTGATTGATACGGGATCGTGCTCAGTGCAAATCTCGTCGAGAAAGCGTTTGGGCCAGGTTGCTCAGTTTACGGGTTCGAGCTACACGGCAAACGATGACAACCGCATTGGTTTGCGTTCTTCTGGAACCTACCATCGGTTGCAGGTAAGGCCTTCTGGGGTCTGGACTTCTGCGGTTGGAATAGATGTCACGGTTGTACCGCAGGGGCTGAGATGATCTTCCGTACGCTGCCTCCGTTTGGTGGCGATGCGAGAGCGGTTGCCGAAATCGTCCGTAACATCATGGACGGTAAGACCAACAACACGGGAACGGTGACGCTTAATACCGGAAACGCCACCACAACCACGATTACAGACGCGAGAATAGGGGTAGAAAGCAAGATCATCCTCGTTCCTTACTCTGCCAATGCCTACGCAGATGCGGTCCCTTATGGCTCGTTTTACGACCTTACAGACCAATCTGCTGCAAGCACCACAACAGCCTATGCCATTACGTTATCTAACACCGACCTGTCTAACAACGTCTACCTGTCGAACTCATCGAGGATCAATGTAAGGGCTGCGGGTAAGTACAACTTCCAGTTCTCAATTCAGTTCGCGAACGATGACTCGCAGATACAGGACGTAGACGTCTGGGTAAGAAAAAACGGCACAGACGTTGCCGACAGTAACTCTAAGTTTTCGATTGACTCAAAACACGGGTCGATAAAAGGCCACGTTATTGCTGCGCTCAACCTTTTTGTAGACCTCGCTGCCAATGATTACATTGAGCTTATGTGGGCTACGACATCAACGCTTGCCATCATCGAGCACATCCCCACTCAAACGAGTCCGACGAGACCTGCGACTCCTTCTGTGATTGCCACGATGCAGTTTGTTGGGGGGTTTTCTAACGGTGGGGTGTATATCTCTTCGGTTACGAATGGTTCCGCGACGATTACGCATTTTCCTAACGCTACCTCCGATAAGACTTATGGTTATGTGGTGGTTGGATGAATGTTCAATACGTTAAGCCGGAGAATCTTCGCAAAATCTGGCCGTTCGTTAGGCAGGGATTGGAAGTCATTCTCAGAAAGAGTCCAGAAGCATGGATACCCGAAGACATTTACGCGGACTGTTTTGCAGGGCGATCACTTCTTTGGGTCTTTGTTGAGGATACTTATCCTTGCGGCTTTGTTGTTTTGCAGCCTATCGGCGATAATTTGCATATTTGGTGCGCTTATGGCAAGGGAGATTTTGATGCAGGCATGGATCATGTTCTCCGCATTGCGCGAGAAGGTGGCGCAAGGACTATCAGCTTTGATTCGTGGCGTAAAGGCTGGGATCGCAAAGCTCAAGCGTTGGGTTTCAGGCCCAGGAAATGGGTAAGAGAGGTTTAATATGTCTGGCGGGTCAACAAACACAGTAACCAGGACGGAATTAGATCCGTCTATGCAGCCGTACGTTCAGTACGGTCTATCTGAGGCTCAACGTCTATACGCAACTGGAGGCCCACAAGCCTATACAGGGCAGACGTACGTTGGTCCATCGCAACAGACTCAGGCCGCAATGTCTGCGATGCAAACAAGGGCTATGCAAGGCAACCCGCTTGTACCTTTGGCCCAACAACAACTTGCAGGCCAGATAGGCGGCGCTCAGGCTACAGCTTTACAAGGCCAATTTAACCCGTTGTTGCAAAGCACAATCACAGGTAGTTACCTCAACCCGAATCCTTACCTCACGCAAGCCTTACAGCCTGGCTTTAACCAAGCAACGCAGTCTTATCAAGACGCAATCAACCAGATGAGGTCTAGAGCGTCTGCTTCTGGTCGCTACGGGATGAACGAGGCTCTGATGTCTCAAGAGGCTCGTGCTCAGGGCGCGTTAGCAAATGCGCTAACTTCTCAGGCTGGTCAGCTTGCTTACCAAAACTATGCAGACGAGCGAGCAAGACAGCAGTCTGCGCTTGGTCTCAGTGCAAACCTTTACGAGCAAGAGAAGGCTAGACAACAGGCTGCTATCGGTGCTGCGCCAGGTCTTGCTGCTCAGGACTACACGGACATTGCACAACTTGCTCAGGTTGGTCAGACAGCAGAGCAATACCAACAGGCTGCTCTTGCGGATGCCATTCAGAAGTTTAACTACCAACAACAGCAACCTTACGCGAACCTACAGTCGTGTCGGTCTAGTGCGTACGGATCGCCTGCTGGTATGCAGACTATCCAACCCACCTACTCTAATCCGCTGGCTGGCGTTCTTGGCGCGGCATTGGCAGGAAAGGCGTTGTTATCATGAGCGGTGCGGAGCCAATTATTGCCGCTGAGGTTATTGGTTCTGCTGCGGCGGCAGAGGGCGCTGCTGCGGCTGCTGCAACTGCTGCTGAGGCGGCGGCTGCTGCTAGTGCGGCACAAACAGCGGCAACAGCAACGGGAGCGGCAAATCCGTTCTTATCTGCTGCCTATGGCTCCTTGCCTGGTATGACTGCCGGATCTCAACAGGCCGCGATGTTAGCTGCACAGACGGGAGAGTTTGGCCTTCCTGGTCTGATGTCTACAGGCGGTTCTGCAACGTACTCAGGTGCGGGCGGTCCACTTGCTAAGGCTTTGTTTTCTTCTGGTACGCCTACGGCATCGAGAATGGGCCTGCAAGGGGTAAGTATGCTGCAACAGTCTAAGCCAAACCCTATGGGGCAGGCTCCAGGCATAAAGAGAGGTCAGGCTTTGCAGGCTCCAGATATTGCATCGTATTTGCCTCAACCTATCCAACGCAAACGCTTATCGTTGCTATGAGGTCATGATGGACGAGTATTTACAAAGATTGTTTGGTTCAGGACCGTCCTACATGGGGCAACTCATGGGAGCGGATGAGGCTGAGAGGTTACGCAGAGAAGCACAAAACCAAGGCTTGTTGGGTGCTGGTATCGGGCTTCTCATGGCTTCTGGACCTTCCGCACAAAGACAGAACATAGGCCAGATCATCGGGCAAGGTCTTATGACGGGCCAGCAAGCCTATCGTGGTGCTGTGCAGCAAGCGGTGCAGGACAAGATAATTGGCACACAACTTCAAGAAGCAGAAAGAAAGAGACAGCAGCAAGAGGCTTTGCGTACCGGATTGCCAAATCTTGTTATACCTGGACAAGCAGGGCAGCCTCCGGCGATCAATCAACAAATTGCTTCTCAACTATCAGCAATTTTACCTCCTGCTGATTTTGAAAAGCTGATGAGCGGGATTCAGAAACAGTTTGAGCTGTCACAAGGAAAAACCGGAAAGGTAAGCGTTCAGTCGATATTTGACCCAACTACAGGAAGAGAGCGTAAAGTTGCGGTTGACGAGTCAGGTAATGTAATACGTGAACTTGGAGGCGTAAAAGCAGAAGATGTGAAGCCACCAAGAGCGCCTGGCATCATGGATCTTGCTTTTGCACAAGCTGGCATCAAGCCAGAAACACCTCTTGTTGATATACCTCAAGAGCAACTCAACAAGGTT